CCGCTTTCTGATTGAAGGTATGAATATCACCATTCAGCACTACTTCAGAATACGCACCTTTGTCATACGGATGCAGATAGTGGGCTAAGGCTCGTAGTTCTAAACCAGAAACATCAACTCCAACTAGTACCTTACCGTCAGGGACAGTGAATAGATTACGACACTCAGTACCGTAAGGAACTCTGCATGATGGAACTTGCGCTAGGTTAGGACTTCTATGCGTTGCCCTTCCACTTACAGCGCCATTAGTAATTACAGAGCCTCTAATTCTACCGTCTGTATCTACGCTGTTTAACCATGCTTGCCTACCCTCACTAAGGGCGGCAACTCGTTTCGACAACAAGAAGTACATAGCCAACTTCTTTGCCTCTGGATAAGGCAGAGACATTAATATTGTCTCGTCTACTTTTGGTTGGCCTTTCTCAGTATAGTGATCAGGCTTCCAGTTATACTTTTCCTTGAGCCTGTTCGCTATGTGATGCCTAGAGTTAGGGTTAAACTTTATTGTCTGTGACTTGTGCGTAAGAACACCCTTCGTATACCCAAGCTTCTTATTATTTGCCTTGGGCATAAACGGTGTTTTGACTTCATAGTTTGGGAACAGAGCGTCAAACTCTGCCTCAAGTAACATTCTCTCTTTCTGTAACTCTTTTGCTAATTCCCACGCTTTATCTACGTCGAACATAAAACCTTTGTTTCGCTGCTCTACGCAGACTCGGTGAACGAGATGCTCTAATTCTATACTTTTTTTTGAAAACTTCTGTTGCTCCAGACGATGATATAACTTAGCTGTTACATCTACATCTTGAATACAGTAGTCTAACATCTCTTGGCAAAACGTATCCCAAGGTCCTTCAAAGTCTCCTTTGTGGTTTTTTAGTCTTATACCCCATGCCTTGAGACTGTACGATCCTCTCAACTTAGTAGGGAGATCGCCATTCATCATGTCCCTTGCGACAATGTCAGGGTGACACAAGCGTGACCAGATGAGTGTGTCGGTTACCCGGTCCCACTCTGGTATAAACTCTGGCTCTATTGTTTGGATTGCCGGAATATCAAAGTCGATGATGTTATGTCCGGTAATCTCTTCTGCTGATAACAGTACTGACAACGCATCTCGCCAGTTATCTGTGTAAGAAGTAACTTCACCTGTGTCTAAATCTTGGGTAACTATGCAATGGACCTTGTCCAGTTCACCGAGTAAACCGTTTGTTTCAATATCAAACGCTAATCTCAATGAATAGTCTCCACAATTACGTCAATGTTTTCTGCTTCAGGATAACTAATAGACAAATCGTACAATAGGTTTTGGAGGTTCTTCTTAGTTTCCTCATCAAACACATGGATTTCTATGATGTCTGTAGGGTTATCCACGGCTTCCTGCACCGCATCAAACACACACTCCATAATGTCAGTAATGTCTGACGTTATCTCTTCAGAAATCTCTCCATCAAAAGTCATTGTTTTCCTCTTCGTCATCGAATATGCATTCCTTCAATAAAGTCGAGTGTGGATCATATCGAATAGCACAAGCTAAACCTGTGTCACCGCTAAACCTATTTTTTAGAACCCTGACTTTACTGATGTTCTTGTCTTCACCAGACAGATCACGTTCTATTCCAATCACACAGTCAGATAGCTGTCCGATAGAGTGACTGCCTCTTAGTGCAGACAAGGATAGTTCGATACCGTTCTCATAACCCTTGTTACCATCGGGTCGTCGCAAGTGACTTACGAGAATCAAACCTATGTTTGTCTCCTCAACCAATGACCTTAGTGTAGTCATCGTAGAGTCGATCATCCGTCGTTCATCACCATCTGCAAAAGCAGAAGACATGATACTTAGGTGGTCTAAGATCACCCAATTAACGTCACATGCCTTGGCAAGAAACCTGATGCGGTTGATTAGGTTATCAGAGTCGATAGAACCAAAGTGGTCGTAACAATACAAACCAGATAACGTGTCATAGACCTTCTTGCGTTCACTCTGTTCTTCATCAGATAGGTCAGGCCAGTCTCTGGTATCTAGATGTATAGCCTTCCCTAGCCGCAGTGACATGATGCCCTCTGCGGTGCGTTGGACTGATTCCTCTAGAGCTATGTATCCGACCTTCTCACCATCATTCAGTAAGCTGTCAGCAATCTGACGACATACCTGACTTTTGCCGACGCCTGATCCTGCACACAGGGTAACAAGCTCTCCCCGGCGCAGACCTCTGGTCATCGTAGTTAACGATGGAAACGGATAGTCCTTACTAGACTTATTCTTTGGTCGCTTGAGGTACTCCCACAGTGTATCGTGATCTACGATACCGTCAGGGTGGTGAGACTTTGCTCCCCAGATAGCATCTACAAGCTCTCTAGATTGTCCTGCCACCAGCATGTCGCTGGCGTCTTTCTTTGGCAGAGTAACAATGTGACATTTACCGACGCTGAATAATGGCGCTACCTTTTTCGCAGCCGCCCTGCCTTTCTCGTCGTTGTCAAAGCATATGTTTACTCTCTCAAATTTCTCCAGCCAGTCCAGACTTCCCTTGATACTTCTAGCTGCACTTTGAGCGCCGTCTGTCACACTCACCACAGGATATTTATTACCGAGTGCCTGACTGATGGAAAGACAGTCCAGTTCCCCCTCAGTAATCGTGACCATTTTACCCCCGTTCCTCCAGAGCCACTGCCCGTACAGACCGGAGTGCTTGCTTCCTTTCCAATAAAAGTTTTTGTCTTTGTCTCGAATTTTTTGCCCAACAATGCCGCCTGTATCATCTAGGTAGTTGGCAATGTGTACTGGCTTCTCACCGTCCTTACCCTGTTGGTAACTGAACAATCGACAAGTTGCCTCACTCAGTTTCCTTGACGGTATGGGTTTAATATTACCGTGCAACATTTCTCCTTTCTCTCTACTCTCACCTTCAGAGTGTTCGTAGTACTCGCAACCAAAACAAAAGCCGTGACCATCGCTGTATCTTGCAAGGTTGTCCTTACTTCCACAGGATGGGCACGGCTCGTGACAAACAAACTCGCTATCAGTTTGCGAGGTAGTATTCAGCATAACGCTGTCCGGTTACTGGATTCCTCTTCATATTCTTTTGAATATTGTGACCTCTCTCTCGGAGGTCCGCGACCCTACGGGTCAGCGAGGCTATGCCAAAATCAATCATAGCCCCTCTCAGTGTAGTAACCTTACCTTGCTGAAAGTGATGCAACAGTCTATCTGCTTGCGACCTCATTATTTCTCCATTCCTTTACGTTGAAACAAGGGCAGTCTTTTTTGCTAACATCATTGTGACCAATGACTTCTACGTCCGGATACTTTTCGATAAGCTCCTCAACTAACTCACGCAGCATTGACCACTGTTCATCAGTGTAGTTAGCCTCAGACTTGCCATCTTCTGAAAGCCCACCGACCAGCGATATTCCGATAGAGTCGCTATTGTGTCCGTAGGCATGTGCGCCGATATCTTCTTCAGCGCGTCCAGTTTCTATAGCTCCATCACGCTTGATAACGTAATGATAACCACAGCCACTGAAACCTCTTTGAATGTGCCACTTAGTAATCTCTTCTATACCAATATCCATAGAAGGTTTAGTAGCAGCACAATGAATTATAATTTTATTAGTCTCTTTTCTTTCAGGCATCTTTTAATAAATCACTTAAAGAATTTAAATCTGCGTAACGAAAGCCATGCTTTTCACACCACATGGCGTATGTAGTTTTACTTTTCTTACTAATTTTTTGCCGGGGATTACTGAACAAGAAACGAATATCTATTCCACCTTCTTCTGGTGGACCGTAGTACTCTTTAATCAACAGATGTTTGGCGCGGTCTGCGCTGTCAAACCTGCCTTTTACCTCGATGTAAATATCACCGATCTGAAAGTCAGGTTTATACTTATGTATCTTCGCGGGTTTTAGATATTCAACCCAGTGTGGCTCATAAGAAAAGGTGACCCCCAGTCCTTGGAGACCGAGTGCCACCTTCCCTTCCAAACCAGACCTAAAGGACAAAGTCTGACCGTTATACACCATACTAGAAGTCTGTAGATTCGTCCACTTCTTCTTCGTCTGTGGTGTCCTCCGACGATATGTCCTCTTCTTGGAGGACGTAACCGTCTTCTTCTTCTTCAAAACCAAAACCTTCTGTTCCGCCACCACCTTGCACTAAGTCAAGGACTTGAACGGCGTTAAGCTTGAGAGAGATACCAGCACCCATCGGCGCAAGATATGGATAGAGAAGACTGTTTACTTTAATCTTACTACCAGCCCAAACATTTACCCCTGACATTGGGGTTCCTTTACTGTCAAACATAGGAATCTTTGGCTTAATAGTAGCTTTAGTTTTGAACTTAAACTCGACATTACCTGTCGGGTTTCCTTCATCGTCCTCTTCATCTTTATAAGGCAAGGATGCTTTCTTTACCTTCTTATTGCCTGACATTTTAATTTCTGACAAATGATCAGACAAAGCCTCTTCAATCTTTTCGATTACTGGTTCTGAGTCTTCCTTGTCTAGGACCAAGGTGACTTTATACTCACCTGCACTGTCCCACTTTGTGTCTGGTTTATTCAACCAACAATATTTAGCTACACCCATAGGTGTGGTTAACTTTATACCCTTCATACAATATTACTTTCTTTAAATCAGTTCACTCAGTGAACTAGGAGAAGAAATGCTTTGAACTAAGGACCTCAGTAACATCGAAGTCACCTAGTTTGGGAACTTCAGGTAACTCAGGTCTCAATGACTCTGGAATACCCTTCGATAGTTGGTAGAGAAATGACTCTAAATGGTTCTGGTTATCATACATTTCGACAAAGGCTTCTCGGGTGCATTCAGACAGGGTCTTTGAGTCTTTCGCGACCGTCCCGTAACTGTCATGGATCATGCAGAAAGCCTCTACACCTCTGTCTAAAGCTTTATCTATTGTGTTGAACATTGCAGACGCGTCTAAAGAATGGACAAAGTTTGCGGCCACCGCATTGACCATGCGACTACGCTTGTACCGACCTTCGACTTCCTCTGCTAAAGTTGGTCGTATGATATCTCCAAGAAGTTTAGTGGCAACCCGGCGAGAATCAAGCTCTGGGTATGCTTGTCGTACATAAAAGTTACTCGGTGTAATCCAAGTGACGGGTATCTCCGCTTTCATACAAACCCTTGCACAGTCTCTTAGAAACGACATGCCCTGCATGACAGGACCAATTACTTGGTTCATCGCTCTCGTCATTTCTTTTGCCAACCAGTTAATTGCAGAGTTCAGGTTTTTACCAAACGGTTTGGGGATTCCTTTCTCCTGTTTCTCCAATATCCAAGCTTCGATACTGCCTGTTTTCCACTTATGACTCATCATCGCATATTGCCTAGAGCCATAGGTCAGAGTCATTGTTGGCTTCTTCATAAGACCTCTATCCAATCCGTAATCTAACCAACCCTTGGCGTAAATGTCGTATGTTTGGAACGAGATGTTGTCGTTTATTTTTGCATGAAGTAAGTCTTGAAGAGCATTACACGCTTCTTGGTATGCGTCTTGAGGAACGTCTTCATCTGTCATGTTCACAAGTCTGGCAGACTGAGGGTCTCGAAGAAGCGCCGCCCAATGCTGGATACCGTTACAGGTTCCGTCTCGCATTACTGGGAGCGAACTCTTGTGATCTTCTCCCTTGTCCTTCCACTGTTTCCACTCCTCACAAAACGCCAAGAACAAAAAAGGTTTACCGGGTTCACACCAAAACCTGTTCTCATAGCAGTCGTTTGCTGAAGCTATAATTTGTGGTGTGTGTTCTTCTACCCAGTCTAGACGGTCATCAATGGACACTTTGTCGTAACCGTAGAGACTAGCGCCGTACAGAGCTAACTCTCGCGCCGCTTCCTCGTCCAAATTTTTCGCATGAACATCCGCAAAAGTTAACAAAGATCGAGAAACATCATTACCCTGTGGCTGTAGATAAGACGCTTTCGGATACGCCCGTGATCGGAAGTCAACGGTGTGTACAAAGTGAAGTTGCTTTTCGTCTGCAAATTTATCTGAGATCACTTTGACTTGATCGTGCAGACCTACGATGCCTATCTGTTTCTGACGATCTGTGTAGTAGATTGCCTTATTCTTACGGTATTCTTTACGAGCTTGCTCGTTAGTCTCAATATCGAAAGGTTTCTGTGGTTCATCTAAGGTATCTTGTACAGGAAGCTTTCCTAAACGTAGATGGTTCGTCCACAAGTAATCGAAACGCTTCTTGATAAACGGATTTACCTTCCAAGCAGTGTCTTGAAGAGCATTGAGGCTTCTATAAATTGTAGACAGATCGAAATGACCCAGTTCCTCTAGATAATTTTTCCTGTGCGCCTTGACCATGTTCAGGGGAAGTATGTGGTGGCTCAAAAAGCCACCTACTCCCTCGCCAGTTACAGCACTCCAAGGTTTTGGTTTGACGAGCATCGGGTAGTACTTAGGCGCGTTTATACCTTTGATGTTTTCTAACTTACGCATTTGTTCTATTGCGTAATCAGCGAGGCGAATGAAACGGTTTTTCTGGTTCTTACCTTTGACCAGATCGATCTCAATTAAATCAGAGTTAGTGGCTATGATGTCTATTATCTTTGCTCCAACAGCGAACCTGTCGCCGTCAGACCATTCCGGCCACTCGATACCGTCTCGTTTTGCAGACTCTCTTAATTTTCTACGAGCATAAAGATGTCCGGAACTTCTTTTCTTTAGGTCATCATGTACCTTCTCGTAGAGTACAGGATTTTGCTCCTCGAATGACCTTATGTTTATCTCATCTTCTATCGCTTTACCGACGTAGATTGACAAATGTGTATGCGTAAGACGCTTAAAAAAATCATCAGCCTTTTCGTTCGACGCCATTAGAAGTCTGTTGATCAAAGCTTTCAGACCAACCGCTGACGCTACTGTGGGTTCGAGTAGGACTAATTTTTCGTAAGCAAGAAAATGATGTCCGGGTCTGCCTCGACCTTTAAATGTGTATTCCAGAAGATCGATCTCTAACTGGTTACTCACTACGCCTA